TTAAATTTCAAATTAAAGTGGAAGAAAATAAAGCGTTTGAAGTTAAAGGAAATAAAAGACACTATGCTGTTGCGGTTGATCGCGATGGAGTAGAAGTATTAAAAAGTGAACTTTCATTTACATTAGACCCACAGGATTTAGTAGACCAATTAAAACTAATCATCGACCAACGAAATTTACAAGGATAAAATATTTATAATTATGAATGCTAAAGTATTTAAAAATTTAATTAAAGAAGCAGTTCGCGAAGCAGTTCGTGAAGAAATTGGTGTTCTTTTATTAGAACAAAAGAAACAAGAATTAACTGAAGGTAAATCTTTTAGTTTTACTAGTAACGATGTGCCAACAGGCAACATTGAAGCTAAATCAGCTTTACGTAGCAAAATGGGAGCTATGTTTGGATATGACACGCCTCAATCTCAACCACAATTAAAGGTTGACCCTAAAGCAGATAATCCATTTATGGCTTTTATTGAAGATGCTGGTGCTAACATGACTGCTCAAGATTTATCAGGATTAAGAAATTTAGGATAATATGCCAATACCTCAAACAATACGTGTAAATCCGTTAGATTTACAAAAGAATATTGCTATTGGGGTATCACTACCTTTTAATGGTCCTGGTGTATTTAATAGTACTTATACAACTAAGGATCAAACTAAATCTAATCTAGTTAATTTATTATTAACTGATATTGGTGAAAGAGTAATGAATCCTTCTTTTGGATGTAATTTAAAAAGATTTTTATTTGAAGGGATTACAGATGAAAATTCTAGTTTAATAGCTAATAGTGTAGCAGATAGTATAGCAACTTTTATTCCTGAAATAACTGTAACTGATATTACTATTGTTCCTAATACTGATTATAATTCAATTGATGTTAATGTTGATTATATTTTAAACATATCTCAATCCCCAGACCAAGTAACAGTACAATTTACATAATAATGATTAATGAAGATAAAAACATATCGTATTTAAATAAATCATTTCCTGATTTCAAATCAGCATTACAGGAATATGCTAAAACATATTTTCCAACAACATATAATGATTTTTCAGAAGCATCACCAGGAAATATGTTTATTGAAATGGCGTCTTATGTTGGTGACGTAATGTCATTTTATCTTGATACTCAAACTCAAGAAAACTTTTTATTGTACGCTAAGGAGAAAGAAAATTTATATGCTCAATCATATGTAATGGGATATCGCCCAAAAGCTTCTTATGCTTCAAATGCAATGGTTGACATATATCAATTAATTCCATCTGCTATAAGTGGGAGTATTACTTATCCTGATTATGTTAATTATGGATTAATAGTTCCTGCTAATACTTCTTTAACATCAGCAACTACAGGCGTTAAATTTATTACTACAGAACAAATTGATTTTACAAACACAGGCAGTACCGAAATTACTTTTGTAAATAGTAATTATTATTTATTTAAAAAATCTGTACCTGCAATATCAGCAGAACTTAAAGCAACTACACTTAATATTCCTGCAAATCAAAAATTTGCAACTTCTACTATTACAGATAATAATATATTACAAATACTAAACATCACAGGAAGTGATGGAAATTATTGGTATGAAGTCCCTTATTTAGCCCAATCCTCTATTTTCCAAAAAACAGCTAATACAGGATCAAATAATGAACAAGTACCTTATTTATTAACTTTACAAAGAGTACCTAGAAGATTTGTATCTAGGATATTATCAGATAATACATTACAATTAGAGTTTGGAGCTGGTTTATCTTCAAATAAAACTGATTCACAAATAATTCCAACAGCTAATAATATTCAATCAGGGTCAGTTCCAGGAATATCATTATTAACTAATAATTACAATGAAGCTAGTACTTTCTTTACTCAAGAGTATGGATTAGCGCCATCGGGGTCTTTAACAGTAAATTACTTAGTAGGTGGAGGAATTGAATCAAATATCCCTTCTAACGATTTAACTATTATAGACACATCAGGAATTTATTTTAAAAATACTCCTGGTCCTTTATCTAGTTCTATTTTAGATAGTGTTGTATCTAGCAACCCAAGTGCTTCAGCAGGGGGTAGAAATGGGGATACTATTGAAGAAATTAGACAAAATGCTCTTTATGCTTATTCAACTCAATTAAGAGCAGTAACTAAAAATGATTATATTGTAAGAGCATTATCAATGCCTGCTGATTATGGTACTATATCTAAAGCTTATATAACACAAGATTATTATAGCAATCCTCAACAAACAGTATCTTACACACAACCTTATAACCCATTATCTTTAGACTTATATGTTTTATCATATAATGGAAGTAAACAATTAACAACAGGATCAATTGAATTAAAAGATAATCTATCTACTTACTTAAGTCAGTACAGAATGGTTACTGATGCTATTAATATTAGAGATGCTTATTATATTAACATAGGTGTTAATTTTGATATCACTGTATTAAGTGGATACTCAAATAAAGATGTTTTAACTTCTTGTATATCTGTTTTACAAGACCATTTTAATATAGATAATTGGCAAATAAATCAACCAATTATTTTATCTGATATAACATCTAAACTTTTACAAGTTAGAGGAACACAATCAGTAGTTAAATTAGAAATTATAAACAAACAGGGAGGAAACTATTCTCAATACGGATATGACATAGCAGGAGCTACTAGAAACGGAAATATATATCCATCATTAGACCCAGCTATATTTGAAGTTAGATTCCCTAATACCGATATTCAAGGTAGAGTAGTAGTAAGTTAAAAATTAAAAATAGTATGAATCTAGAAAAATTAAAAGGACACATTCCAGACAACGTTATATCACAAATTCCAGATGTAATGAAAACATTTGGTATTGATACACCAGTAGAATTAGCACATTTTTTATCTCAGTGTGGTCATGAATCAGCTGGTTTTAAAGTTGTAAATGAAAATTTAAATTATAGTGCTAAAGGCTTATTAGGTATATTTAAAAAATATTTCCCAACACAAGCTTTAGCTGAACAATATCAACGTAAACCTGAAAAAATTGCTAATCGCGTTTATGCATCTCGTATGGGCAATGGTGATGAAGCATCAGGTGAAGGTTTTAAATTCCGTGGACGTGGTTTTATTCAATTAACAGGTAAGCAAAACTACACTGCTTTTGGTAAAGCAATTGGTGTTGATATTGCTGCTAATCCTGATTTAGTTGCATCTAAATATCCGTTATTGTCTGCTGCGTGGTTTTTCTCTAAAAACTGTTTAGCTAAATGTAAAGATGCTTCTGATGCTTCTGTATTAGCCGTTACTAAATGTGTTAACGGTGGTACAATTGGTTTAGCTGATCGTCAAAAACATTTTAAAGAGTACTACCATTTACTTGCGTAAAATAGTTTGGTAGTTACCATATTTATATGTAGTAATTACTAACTATGGCCGTTTATAAAATATTTCCTGAAAAGAGTGCTACAATCTACTCATATTACCCAACATTAAATACGGGTAATGATGAGATATTAGAAATAAGTACACTTGAATCCGTTGATAATAGCAACGAGGTATCACGTGTTTTAATTAAATTTCCTCTTTCTGCTATTAACACTGTTATGAATCTAGTTTCAAGTAGTATTTTTACTGCTTCGTTAAATCTATATATAGCTAACGCAGATTCAGTCCCAACTAATTTTACATTAGAAGCTTATCCATTAGCTCAAGATTGGAGCCATGGTACTGGTAGATTAGGAAATGTTCCTGCTACTACTGATGGTGTTAGTTGGAAATATAGATCTGAAGATGGTATTAATCCTTGGCCTACAAGTAGTTTTCCTGTAGGTACAACAGCATCTTATGATCCAACAGGAAATGCGGGAGGTGGTCTTTGGTGGACTTCATCTTTTTATAGAGGCACACAACAGTTTCTTCCACAAATAATTTCTTTAGATACAAACATTGATGTAACTCAAGCAGTAGATGCGTGGCATAATAATATTATAACTAACTATGGTTTTATAGTTAAACATCAATCATCTTATGAATTTTCTACAGCTTCTAAATTTGAACTAAAATATTTTTCAGGACATACCCATACAATATATCCTCCTTCATTAACTATTTTTTGGAATGATAGTTCATATTCTACAGGTTCGTTAAGTGTAGTTACATCTAGTTATTATACAGCTGTGATTAATAATAATAAAGCTGAATACCAACAAGATTCAGTTCAAAAGTTTAGAATAGCAGTTAGAGATTTATATCCACCTATTGCTTTTAGAACATCACTAAGTTTTTCTCCTACAAAATGTTTACCTTCTTCTTCATATTGGTCAATAAAAGATTTGGATACTGAAGAAATTGTCATAGATTATAGTACTGTAGGTACTAAAATTAGCTGTGATTCAACAGGTAATTATTTTACTATTTATATGAACGGATTAGAACCAGAACGTTACTACAAAATTTTAATTAAATCTGTTTTAGCTGATGGTGAAACAGTAGTAATGGATAAAGATTATATTTTTAAAGTTATAAGATAATGTCTCAAATACCAGTACAAAAGACTGTATTTAATAAGGATACTTATACTAGAGTTATTGATACTCAATTTAGCCAATTATTAAATCAAAATGCTGAAGAAGAACCAGTTTCTTTTACAGTTGATGATTTCTTTCAGTTATATGATGAATTATTTTATCAAATTCCTATAGAGGGTGATACTGATTCTCATCAATTTATATTACGACGTGAAGCTGATTATTTGGGAGTAAGTATAAGTCAAGATGATATTCAAGCATTGTTAAATGAAATTACATCTTTAAGACAACAGGTACTTGAAGCACAACAAACAATAAACGATTTGACTAGAACTAATGGCAGATAATATTAAAATAGTAGGTAATATTGTAGATACACAACAAGTGTCTCGTTATGACGAACAGGATACTAATCTGCTTGTCCCTCAAACTATAAAAGAAGACTTTGGACAACCAAATGACTATATCGAATATTTTATTTATGATATAGGAGGTAATTTATTAAATGTTGATTACACTTATCAAGATTTTAAATTACCAAATACTTCATTTGTTACACCAACTGGTTCTTTACCTATTATAGAAATTGATCCTGTTAAAGATTTACAAAATCTAGGATATATATCAGGTGAGTATAAAGTACAATATAACTTTTTTAATACAAAAATATCTGATCCTAATGCTGATCTTTTTATTAAAGAAATTTCAGCTGATAGAACTGAATTAAGAGTAGGATCTACAGTTTTAACTAATGAACAAATTGAAAGTGGTTCTTTAGCTTTAATAAGTGAGTCTACTGGTTCATTATACTTTGTTGATTATCTTCTTAATTTTGGAAATAATATTCAGGCTGTATCTGTTAATACTGCTTTAAATAGGGTAGAAACAGGATATGAAATTTTATTTAAACTCTATCAACCATTACCAGACGATATTCAAGAAAAGTCAACGTTATGGGTTGTATCTGAAAAAGTATCTCCTTACGTTTTTGATATAAACTTAGATACACTTCTTATTCCTGAACCTTTACCACAATTAAGAGGTCCTAATTTTGATATTGAAATTGCTGATCAAAACAATGTAGCTACTTCATATCAAACATTTGATAATTTAATAGACAGTGTACAAAGTATTTCAACTGCTTCATACCAACAACTTTTAAGTTTAGTTACTTCTCAAAGTATTAGTATTAATGTTGACTATACAGATTATTCTAATTTTTCTATTTTTGGTTCAGCAGAACAAAGATTAAAGAATTTCTATAATAAAGTAAAAAGTATTGAAGATTTACAATATAGTATATCTACTTATGCCGCTTTAACTGCTAGTAATCCTACATTAATAAATGAATATAATAAAGCTACTGCTAGTGTTAATAACATTATAAGTAATTTTGATGGATATGAATATTTTTTATATTTTGATTCTAGTTCATACACTTGGCCTAAAACAACATCAACTTTACCTTATACATTAGCAACAACAGCCTCAGCTAATTCCTGGTATAATACAAATACAGGTAGCGCTAATACTTACGATAATAATAATCCAAGTTATTTAGCATATGCTGTTCCTTCATTTGTTAAAGATGATCCTAATAATGCTCAATATATTACTTTTTTAGATATGATTGGACATTATTTTGATAATGTCTGGATATTTTTACAAGCAGTTACTGATATAAATTTAGCTAATAACAATTTAAATGAAGGTGTATCTAAAGATTTAGTTTATTATGTTTTACAATCTTTAGGAGTTAAATTATATAACCAATATGGAGATTCAGATAATGTTTCTTTTTTAATTGGACAAAGTGGTAGTGCTATATTTGATGATAACTTTACTTCTACTGGCTCTTATTTAAATGCCATACCACGTAGAGATTTATTAGCTGAATCATATAAAAGAATTTATCATAACTTACCTTTATTATTAAAAACTAAAGGTACAACTTATGGTTTACAAACGTTAATTTCTACTTTTGGTATTACTGGTAGTATTTTACCTGTTAAAGAATATGGTGGATACACAAAATCAGGATTATTAGATGAATATAATACAGATAAAATAAGAATTGTAAACACTAACGTTACAGGTAATGTTTTATCTCCTTATACAAGTATTCAAGTTCAACCTACCTCATCTGCTTTATTTAGAACAAATGATTTACATTATGTAGATGTATCATTTTCTCCACAAGAACAAATTGATGTATTTACATCTGCTTCTATTGCAGCATCAGCAAGTGCTACTTGGAGTTTAGATGATTTTATAGGTGATCCTAGACTACAATATAGTAGTTCATATACTGAATTAGATACTCAAAAATCAATTTATCTTTCCCCCTTAAGTGCTTCTTCAGTTCCTTATACTTCATCTGCTGGTAGTGGATCTATAGGAGCTACTAACTACAATGATTTTATAAGATTAATTCAGTTCTTTGATAACTCATTATTTAAAATGGTTCAGGATTTTGTTCCTGCAAGAACTAATTTATCAACAGGTGTTACTATTACTTCCCCTATTTTAGAAAGAAATAAATGGTCTTATGCTAATCCTTCTAGTACATCTGAAATTGATGTAAAAGAAGGAACTATAGATGCTATAGACATAAAAACTGAATATACTGAATTATATAACAATTTAGGTGGAGACAAAGTTGCTTACTACAATGGTAGTATACCAGGTAGTTATATAGATGTATATTCATATTTTGAAAGTTCAAGCATAAACCCATACTTAATAGGAACTACAGCATCATGGAATGCTCAACATACTGTAAGTGAAAGTGCTAATATAAATA